TTAGCTCTTAGTGGCTTAGCTAGTGATGCTAATAATACCGTTTTCTCTTTACTTCGTAACACTATTCCTCAATGGCGTATTGGTACGTTGTATGATTGTTCTCCCGTTCCCACCTTTGATAAAAATTTCTTAACGATTTTCGCTAATTTACCTACTGCTAATTTCCAAGTTGCGACTGCAGCATATGGTAATTCGGTAGCAGGTAATACAACCGCTGTGCCTTACAATAGTTATTGTAATACTCTTGACGGTTTAGCTTTCGCTATGGGAGGATTATACAATAGTACTACTAGTGATTTTATTCCAGGTCTTGTAAGTGCTGCTGGTGTTGATGCATCTAACAGAGATAATAGAATGTCTTATTATTCAGTTTCTGGTACTAAGGCTTTCTATAACGTATATGGTTATAATTTCTTAGCTTTATCACGTCAAGAAACTACTTCTTATCTAGGTGCTACAGCATACCAACCTCACTTATTTGGTACTGATAAGTTGCAAAACGTTACAGGTGAGGCTTTCCTTCAAAGTGGGCAGAATGTGTTAGACTATTTATTTAACATATCTTCTATCCCTATTAAAGGGACTCTTTCACATTTTAACCGTGGTGCTAAAATGGTTGGAAGAATTTAGTTGTAAATTTTAATATTGTGTTATAAGGCATTTATGTATGAAGCTGAAAGAAGCTCTCAAGAAATTCAAGTTTGTTGAGAAGCTTGATCTTACTAGAAAAGTTATAGTCACTACAGTTAATCACCTAGCTCGTACACTCACTGGCTGTTCGGAAATCTATCTTACGCCTATTGCACGCAAGGTTAACCCAATTGAAACTTTAGTAGATTGGGATATAATCTTTGATGACAACTTACATAAAATGAATCCTAAACTGCTCGAAATGGAACGTCTCCAACGTCCCAAATTCGGTCCCCGCTCCATAGCGGTCAAGTGGTCGGAACGTTTACCTGGTTTAAAACTCACTTATCAGTCACAAGATGAAAATCATGTGCCTAAATTTAATATGTTTTCTGGAAATTCCGTTTTATGTCCTATTAGTATATCAGATGCTATTAATTATTTAAAACTTAGTTCTAGTTCTGGATTTCCTTTATTAGGAAAGAAGGGTAAGCATATTAAATTTTTAAAAGAAAATTTTAATGAGTTGCTTTCCAGAGAAGATCCATGTATTGTTTATACACGTACTACTGAAAATAAGAAAACTAGAATCGTATGGGGCTATCCTTTAGCTGACACACTTTTCGAAATGTTATTTTATATTCCACTTTTGCGTTTACAAAAACATGAATTTTCGCGGGCTGCCCTTGTTTCCCCTGAACTCGTAGCTAAACGTGTCACGGAACTTATAAAAGACGCTATGGCCACTGGTAAAATTCTTTATTCAGTGGATTTTGCGGCTTTTGATGCTAGTGTTAAATATCAATATATCGTTTTGGCTTTTGCATTTATTGCAAGCTGCTTTACTCCCGATTTTAGCTCCCTTATCAGCGATGTCTGTTTAAGATTCTATACGATTGGAATTGTAACGCCTTCAGGTATATATCGTGGAAAACACGGTATACCCAGTGGGTCTACTTTTACGAACGAGATCGATTCCATAGTTCAGCTCGGTATAGCGTTAACTTGTTCTTTTATTAGCAGATATTCTTGTCTAGTTCAAGGAGACGATGGTGTTTACTCTATGTTTAAAGAAAATATTGCTGAATTTGAAGCTGCATTTCAATATGCTGGTTTGAAATTAGAGAAATCTAAAAGTCATATCGCTGATAATTTTGTTGTATTTTGTCAACTTCTTTTCCATAT